AGGACAAACAGGTAACTCTTTCGAATTACCAAGGTAAACCAGAGTTTTGAAAACTCGGGTTGGTACCCTCTTTTCTGGCTTAATATGACGCTGTTTCTAGGTGTCATCAAGGGTGAAATAGTCCCAAGAATCATCTAGTTATAGCCTCTCTATTAAGTCTGTTGAAGATAAAATATACCAAACAAACCAATTATGAAAAACAAATTTAGTAAAACTAAATCTCTTTCTCATAAGAGGTTTACGCCTAAATTCAGGTGCGAAAAGAATCAGAAAAGGAAAATTCTGTTCAACACCCAAGTACGCCACTTGTTAAAATGGCTAATTCAGACTTATGGTATATCTACCGACGTTTGGAAGCCTTCGTGTAGGTATATGTGGTTCATTCAACACATGTATTTGCACAAAGGACTAAAAACGACCATCCAACGAATTAAAGAAGACCGTCTAAAAGTTTTATCATATCTTTCTGGATCTATATCCAAAGAGAATGGTTCAACTCATGATTGTCTTCCTAAGAAGTTGGGTGGACTTATTCCATATATTCGAGATAAGAATATTCCTGAAATCAGGTTTATTCTTACTCTATTATATGGTCTAAGACGGTTTAACCTTCCCCTTGATCCTCAATTGGAGACTGTAACGTCTCCCTTTAAGGGTCAAGATTATGAATGGATTTTTAAGTATTTACCTGGTTTTATGAAAGCCGTATGTTCTAGGCTTCCAAGAAACCTTAAAAACGGTAAATTATTAAAGTTCCCTTCATGGGAAGGATATCATCTTACGACAAAGTCTGGCCCATCCGGAGATCAAGCTCTTGTTAGCTGTCTTCAAGATTTAGTGAATATTCCTGAATCTTTAGCTAACTCGATCAAGATCTTTGGTGGACCAACACTTTCAGAAAAGATGGATACTTGTTATCGTCATCTGTCTGAACTATCGGTTATAATGAACCAGCCTTTCGAATTTAATAAAAAAGTTCGAAGATTGGTTTGTATTCCCGATTCAGAGGGTAAAACCCGTTTGATTGCAATAGGAGACTATTGGTCTCAAACGTGTTTGAAACCTTTTCACAGTTACCTTAATACTGTGCTGAGGTCAATTCCCCAAGACCAAACCTTTAACCAAGGTGAGGGCTTGAAGGAATTTCCTTTTAGTTCAGATAGGACATACTATAGTTTTGATTTAACCGCTTTTACAGACAGACTACCAATTAAGATATTAATTGGGTTACTGACTTGTAATTTTGGTCAAATCAAAGCATTAGCATGGTATGATATTATAGCAGGTTATGACTTTGATTATAAAAGCCCTAAAGGATTACATCACAACATTAGATATAATGTTGGTAATCCCATGGGTTTCTATACATCTTGGCCATTAACCACACTATGTCATCACTTTTTAATTTATGTTTGCTGCCAGGAGATTGGTATCTCTTGGAAACGAGCAAAATATAGATTATTGGGTGATGATATTATCATTTTCGATGACGATTTAGCATCGAAGTATCAGGAAATTATTTCTTTAATTGGTATGGATATCCAATTGCAAAAGTCTCATATAGGTAATTCACTATTTGAGTTTGCAAAAAGGATATACACACCCTTTGGAGAAATAAGTCCGTTCTCTATTAAAGCTGGTTTAAGTGAATCCAAATCTTACTTTGGGTTCATTGAATTACTTAATACCAGTTATGATAGAGGATGGATTCCTGAGACTTCGATGTTAAACGCTGCATTGGCATTTTACCAATCTTCTCCTTTTCGATTTAGACGTAAGTCTAGATTGAAGCAGGAAAGAAAGATAAAATACTCATTGCTCCTATTCAAACGACTGAGTGGGTATGACGAGACTCTGAATCTTGTAAGAACGATTCAGGGTGATCACGATTACCCACAACTGTCTTGTAATATGGTTAACAAAGCGAAAGCAATGTTAATCAATTGCATTGTTAGGAGCTTTGAGAGTGCAGCGAGTTCCTACTATGGTGATCTTGAGATGAGGCTCGAAAGAGCTTTAATTTATTTCACCTCAGAGGATCGTGACGTGGATGCTGTTTATTCACATCCTTATTCTTACGTTTACGGTAAATATGTTGAAGAATCATATTTACGGCAAATGAAGCGTGCATACGATTTTGATGTTCTTTATGGTGGGGAATGGTTACCCTACTTTAGAACCTTAAAATCGGCTGACGCTAACGTAATTTTTAGTAATAGAAATTATGTTAAGAATACGTCATCTAATCCACTTCTTTTAAAGAAGTTACTTGAGTCATGCCATGAACTGGCACACTCACAGTATTTGTCGTAGCATATTGTCTAGAATAAATCCTAGATTCCTATGTTACAATAGGATCAGGTATGTGGACACTAGTAGGTAACGAACATGTCAGGCTGG